ACGGCGTTATAAAATTATCATACTATCATGTTTATTCAACTTTTCCTGTTCTTCCAATGCTTTCACTATCATCTTGTATTCTCTGTCATAATGCCATTGATTTTCAGGATTATTTTTGTAATCGTCAAATTCTTCTATTATAATTTTTACTGCAATTTTGTTTGTGTGTTCCATACTTTTTAATTTATACGTCTATCAATACTGTCAGATTTATTGCCTAAGTAGATAACATTGCACATTCCGCATAACCTCGATAATGTACGGTTGTCGTAATAGCTTTCAATCTCACTCAACATTAGATTTGTCGTAAATAATGAACGTGTACCATAGTCATTGTATAATCGTTCACGCTTTATAATTATATCCATGAGGCAGTTTACCTCGGTGCCGTAATCCTTGAACTTCTTTTCAAATCCCAAATCGTCAAACAGGAATATGCTCTCTGAAGTATCATGCTGAATACGCTCCAAATTTGAATTGTAATATTTAAACAATGATTGCATACCCAACCGTCGGTAATCGTCCGTTATCACGTCGCAATACGCTATACGGAAGTAATTGGACGGTATTCTCATTTCTTGAAATATCCGGAGTAGATTGGTTTTACCACTACCGACGTTACCGGCCAAAATCAAACCTTTCTCTAAATCAGGCTTATACTTCATCACATTGTTTGGCGTGATCTCATTGAATGCTCTGTTGTTGCTGAAATACAGTAACAGGTATTTTATCTGTTCTCTGTTCTCATCATCTATACTGAATACTCCTTTCCGGCCATAGTGCCCGGCCACCGATTTGAATACTTCGAGGAATGCATCAAACTGCATTTGTTCCCTGTTAGTTAAATTCTTTTCTTTGGGAGTTGTCCTTATTTCCGTCAGCAGGTGTTTTAAGTTTTGCATTTTTTAAATCGGTTAATATTTTCATTAAATCGTTATCTATCTCTGTCAACTTCACACGTTTCTGCATGAAATTATCTAACTTATTCCAATTCGTCAGTATATACCTCCACGATATGACGGCTCCGTCCTTATCGGTAAATTCTGTAATGGAGGTATCTCTATTGTCGTTTCTTTTTTTGTTGGCATTCACATTGTTTTCGAGCAAATAACCAATGATTGTACGCATAGAACGTCTATCAAAGTCGGTTAACTTTACTGCATGAATATCCGGTTCCTGTTTCACAATGAAATCACGATACATCTTCTCGAATATCGGTTCCAACTCTTTCACTTCACCCTGGCTAAAATTCTTTTTCAGGTACGTCAATAATGTCAGGTAAATCGTTTGCGATTTGTTTGTTGCTTTGTGATTTGCCATTGCTATCAGCATTTCCTCTATCTGTTCAAAGGTAAATTTTTCTCTCAATTTTTCATACTCATCTACCGTCAGCGTTTTTGGTATCTTCTGCAGTATTGGTTGTTCGAATATGAATTTCATCACTTTTAAAAATTCTTTTCGATATTCTTCTTTCAAAATTTTTTCTGCAGGGGGATTAAATCCGTCGACAGACGGAATGTTTCCCTTTTCATCATTCTTAACTGTATTATCTTTCTTAGACTGTATTACAGTTTCGTTCTGTTTCTGTTCCTCTACTGTTTTATCTCCGTTCTGTTGGTGTTTCACTACTGTTCTAACTACTGTTCCAACGTCGTTCCAATCAGTATTATAACTATCGTAATTACAAAGACTTATAACTGTTTCACCCTGTTCCGTTCTTGTTGCAATCATGTCCTCATTCTTCAGTAAATCTAAGAAACGTTTAACCTGTGACGGTCCACTCCAATTCCACCGCTCATTTAGGTATCTCGACGATGCAGGAAACTCACCTCTTTTCCATTCAATCAGCTTTCCATTTACTATTTTTTTACCATTGCTTGTTGCGTCATATCTCACTAATTGTATCAAATCCAACCATGCCTCGGCCTTTGAGAATTTACGTTTCTCATTCCATAGGAAATTATTAAAATACTTTCGTGACAATTTTATATAACCGCTCAAAACTTAGATAATTTTAATGATATAATCTTCGGTAGGTATTTCATTAGGTTCAGGCAGATAGAACTCAAATCCGGCCATAAAACAACGGATTTGCTCTAAATATTCATTGTGCTCAACTGTCGTTAATGATGTTGGCCGAATGATGCCTAAATTACCCTCCTCATCTACTGTGAGGAGGAATAATTTAGTCATTATCTCATAGACTTCATAGGCAGTATGTCCTGTCCATGAGGCTATCAACCTGTAATAAAACCACTCGCTACGATGCTGTCGAACACTTCTCGACATTCGCTTTCGGTTTTACTGTAACGTAATCTAACAAATCATGTCGTGTGCAAAAATCAATGTATTCCCTGCAAAGTGAATACACGTCATTCTTCAGGTTCTCATACGGAAAGAATGTAAAATCTACCGGCTCATCCACCTCATACCCTTTTTTCTCATTTCCTTTGTACTTGAATACATTGTAAACCACTTTCTGCACCCCTGTTGCTAAGATGTAGCATTTCCATTGGATTGACTTATAGTATTTCTCGAAACTAACGGCCTTATCGGTCGTCTTATTCTCGTTCACTATGTCACCCTCCAAACTATCTACTTTCAGCGAGAATACGGCAATAAATGCACCCATATCCAATTCAAAGGAATGCTTACATTCAGATACCATACGTGAATGATTGTTCCTGAATCTGACTGCAACATCAATCTGTTCCTGTTCCATGACTACGGCCTCCGGAAAGTCACTTTCCTTGACAATGTATTTACCACTATCAAAGTCATAATACTTTTCAGGGCCGAACTCAATTACTGCATGAAAGGCGCTACCAAAATTCATCTTTCGACTCCACTCTTTAGTACCTTTTATTTCAGCAATGAAATCCTCCGTCGTGCCGTAATGCTCCTCGATGAGATACCGGAAACTTTCCAACTTTGACGGAGTAATTTTATACTTTGGCTTCAGCGTTTTCATTTTTGAATAGTTCAGTTGTTGGTTCTTCAGCTTTCTTTTTTGAGGCACTTTTCTTCACTTCCTCTTTCACTTCCTCTGCAGGAGCACTCGTCTGTTCGGCAGGCACTTCGGTAACTGCATTAAGCACCGGCTGCTTATCTTCCTCTTTCACTTCCTCTGCAGGAGCATTCGTCTGTTCGGCAGGTACTTCGGTAACTGCATTAAGCACCGGCTGCTTATCTTCCTCTTTCACTTCTGCACCTGGTTCGTCTTTAACTTCAGGTTTTACAAACACACCATTATCTTTGTCAAACTCAAAACCCAACCCTGTTTTACGGTCATTAAGCAGTCTTTTGTAGAAGTTACTATCACCATATTTTGTCTTAATCTCATTCAGCATCACATCTAACTGCAACGGTTCTGTTAACCCTGAAATCATTACTTTTATAAACTCAGTCTTTTTATCCTCAACAAGTTTAGATAACTGAATTTGGAATGCAGGTTTCAAATCTGCAAATGTTTCTGTTAACGCTACCAACTTTTCGAATGTATCGGCTTCATCAACTTCTTTACGTTTCTCATCCAAAAGTAATAACGCTTTTTGCTGCTCCTCATCCAATTTGGACATTTTTTCTTTGGCATCAGCAATGATACGGCCTAAAAAATTGTCAAACTCAATAGTTTCTGCATGCGGAATGATGAAATTAGCAAAGTTTGGTGCATTTTTACCGATGTGACGGTCAGTAGGATTGAAATTCAGTGTACGTTTCTCATTCTTACTTTCCATGTAACCAACCAAATCAGCTACCTGCATAAGAATATCGTAACTACCACCTGTCATTTTCGGACGGAAACGCAGATTTTCACCGTCTTTGTACTGTTCCGTATGGCATACGATAACAATGTCAATCTGCATTCGTTTCAATTCATTAATAAACTGACTGAATACCTCTTTCAATGCACCATAACCCTGAAGTGATAAGCCTCCACCTTTCTTTTTGTTGGCAGTTTCATTTTCGATTACATAGTGTGCAATGTAGTTGTCCAACAACGTACCACCTGTATCGAGAATTACGGTACGTGGTTTCAATTCCTTAAATTTCTCCGAACGGATAAAATCCAATGCTCCTGCAAAAGTACGCATTTGCACTGCACGTTTACGTTTTGTTGAACGCTTTAATCCGTCGTCAAAGTCCAATAAAATTGATTCTTCACTCTGCATTGAAAGTGATGTCTTTCCCATGCCGGGATCTCCGAAGATTACTGTTAAAATAGATGCTATCTTCAACGCATCTGTTTCCTCAACAATGTTCCATTGTTGTTCTTGAACGATCTGTTCCATAAATAAAAAAGTTTATTGGTGAAAAAATAAAAAGTTTCATAAGAAGTTGTTGCTAATGCAAATCTAATTAATTTATACAACTATACAAATCTATTTCGATATTTTTTTCAGAATTTTATCTTTCATAGCTGAAATTACAGATTCTTCACTGTTCTCAATGTGCTCTGAACCACCGACGGCCTCTTTCTCAATCACACGTCGTTTATCAATTATCTCATACGTGTCCTCATCCAATGTATCTTTACCGAGAAATACATACACGTTAAAATCTTCAGTTTTATTAACGGCAATGCCTCTGTCCTCCATTTGTGCCTGGTCTTTGTATGTCCAACCTAATTCAACCATAACCAAACTTGATGCCTTGCTCAATGTATGTCCCTCACCACCCTTTCCATAAGTAATGATAATAACTTTCGTATTATCGTCTGTCTGAAACTTTTTCTTGTTCTCATGGATTTCTTCAGGTTTCATATCATGGCCGTCGATTCTGCCGCAGATAGTAACGGCTCCATACTCCCGGAAAGCATCTTTGAAATACTGAACGGTATCATTGTACCAACAACCGATAATCACTTTCTCTCCGTTATCTATCAATTCAGATACAAACTCCTTGACGGATGCTGATTTACCTCTCGCAGAAATTTGCTTCAGCAATCCCATTTTAACCAACATTTCAGCCTGTAATGCTTTCGATATCTGTGAAGTGGTGAATGCTCTCTCTGCCATGTATGACTGAAGTGATAACCAAGCATGGTCGTACTCGCTCTGATTATCCAAATCCACTCGTATCACCTTTCTGAACTTCTCCGATATCTGCTCATTAACCTGGTGCCGTTCCCGACGGATGAAACACAATGAACGCATTTTTGTATTCAACTCCTGAAGTTCCTGCAGTTGCTTACCTTTGTCGTCTAATGTTTTTGCATCTATTTTTTTGTACTTCTTAATGAATTTGTCATATCCTCCGAACTCCTCAATACGGCCTATCAGTTCAAAGAGTGCGGCCAAATCTTTCGGGCCTTTCACTATCGGAGAACCGGTTAAGCATATACGAACCTCTTTACCTTTGAATACTTCACGCACACACTTGTACCGTATCGTCTGCTTGTTCCTGCAATGATGTGCCTCGTCAATGATTGCTGAATTAAAAAGATTGCATAAATCATTCCCTTTTGCATTGTGATATTTCGTTCCTGCATTCGGGCCGGTAGTTATGTTGACTTCTTTCAAATCATCTATCAGGAATGACTGTACGCCGTCGTAATTCGTAATAACGACATCTGCCATACCCTGACGTATCAGTTCCGGCAATTTCTTTACGTTTTTATGGTTTAATACAATGGCTTTTCTATCTGTCCAATCATGCCACTCATCCTGCCAATTCAGCCTCAAAGATTTCGGAACGATAACTATGCAGGGAAATGAGTTTGTAACCAAAATACCGGCTATTGATTGCATGGTTTTACCTAGTCGCATTTGGTCGGCAATAACCACACGCTTATTCCGTCGCACATAGTCACCACCAACGGTTTGATACGGATATAGTTTTTTCTTTAGTGGAATATTCAACTCTATGTACTCCGTCATGTATGACAACTCCATATTCTCACCGCTCTCGTACTGCAGATTGATTAAGTTCATGGCTCTTTCACCTATCTGAAACTCATATCCATTGGCAAAATGTGTTACCTCTTTCGCAAATTCCAACGGAACTATCCACCGCTTTGTATCGTACATGAACCTGGCTCTCGGTATATTTTTGACTGCATCGTACAATTCTTTACGGTACGGAAACGTAATGATAAAGAAATTACCGTCGGTACCGATAAGCCTCCTCTGCTCCGGCTGAACCACGTTATCCCTGTTCACTACTGATAACTGTATCTGTATTACAGGAATTTTGCTAATATCAAACCCTACACGTTTCAACTTCAGGCCGTATGGTTTAATGATATTGTGAAGCCGTATCGCCTCGTCAATAGTCCATGTTTTATAATCTTTTTGCGCTATACCACGCAGAAATTTTGCACTGATACTAACTTCAGTTTCCGGTAAAATTCTTTGCTTGAATAACTCCCTAAACGCATTCAGGCCGTTATATAATTCGGTGAAATCTTGCATATACTTTATTGTTGCTACACAAAAATAGTAATTTATACGGTTATACAAAATAAAAATGCATAGAATTAATCTATGCATTTTCACCGGTGCCGGGGGGGAATCATACGAGGTAATTTAGCAACAACAAAGTTTGAAACCAATAGCGACCGGCTGACTGTAAAAGTAACGCTTTTTTTTCAATCGTGCAACTTTACAGTATTTCTACTATTAAATATTCGTTAGTATCTTCGTGATAAATGATATAATTTATCGGAATTACGTTTTCTAAAACTTCCAACTGCAGGTTTGCTCTGTATTCCTCAAAGTACGGAAACAACTCGTGACCGCTTGTTAATCTTGTTATTCCTGTGTGATTGTTCAGAAAATCTACTACCAACACATTGAAATTATAAGTCTGTGGAGGATCGACGCCATTATCGTAAATCTGTGGACTTAGGTAGAATATCCCTGCATCTGCAACTGCCGGATTGGTATTGCTATTGCAACCTTTTGCATCTATGTAAACAGAAGTTGGCAATGTTGCAGTTAAAGTAGCAAACTTTGCACTCATTTTCGACAATAAATTTGTATCTGCATCATTAATACCGGCTGCCACCGCAACAACAATTAAAAATAACTGAACGTCGTCGTCTATTACAATTCCCTCTGAAGTCAATACCGGGCCTGTTGTCACGTCGATATTAAAGATACCTCCATTCGCATAGATTCTTTCAATTACCGTATATCTTTCTGAATTTGTCATATTATGGAATTAAAAGTATTGGTTGA